CTCATTAAGTATTATATCAGCAATTTGTTTGTTACTTAACCCTTTTTGAAAGCATATCTCATCTAGGATATAACCGCCATTATAGCGGTAAAGAGCGACAATAGCGGTCGGATCATTCGTGTAACCGAAGTCAAGCCCAAATCTCTCCAGTCTTGCTTCGTGTGGTATTTCGTCAATAATCGCCCAGTCTTTGTAAATCTTACCCTCTACCTCACCTAATAAGCCTAAACCATAGACCGCCCACCAACCCTTGCGGTTTTTGCGTTGTTCTATGGAGTTAATGGTCGCCTCATCTAAGGCTTCGTTACCAAGATAATTCACGACAATAAAATCAACATCATCTCGTTTGTCTTTGACTTCAGTATCAAACCAAAACTCACTCACAGGATTCCAGTCAAGATAAACAAATTCACGGGTTCTAACTTCCAATTCCTCAAAGGCCATAAAGCTGACATTGTTAGCTTCGTTAATAAATAACCTATCACGACGACCACCTCTTAATTTATCGTGTTGGTCTGCCCCAAAGAATTCTATTTGGCTTCCGCTTTCAAAAGTATAAATCTTGTCGGTTTCCGCCCAGTTAGCTTTTTTCCAGTAGTTATGAGCTTTTAGGATATTCTTAAAGTCCCGAATACAACCTTTTTTAAGGTGGGGCATAGACTCGGAAACCACAGAGGTTAAGGTTGGTGTTTTATCCTTTTGGGCATATTCAATAAGTCCAATAAGAATACTTATTGTTTTTGAACTTGAAGTGCCTCCTTGCACGGCCCTAATCTTCTTCTTGAGTTGGGCTATTTTTCTCGTGTTGCTGACTATTTTGAACTCCATTTGTGAATACTTCGCTAATTGGTTTAGGAATTAAGTCTTGCCCATTTCTACCAGTCATCTCACTTCTTGTAGAATATCCCTCATCCTTTCCTAGTGTGGTAACTACCGTCTTAGCAACATCAACCTGTATTCTTAGTAAATCTGTTTTTATTTTACCTTCCTCGTCCTCAACCTCATAATCAAGTGTTTTGTCTAGTTTCTTTTCCGCTTTTGATAGCATATCTTTTCTCCTTAGCCCTTCTTTTCGTTCCTTGAACCATCCTTGAAGAGTTATGTTCTTAGCGTGTCTCTTTCCGTATCCAGCTTTTATGGCTGACTCGTAGGCATTTTCTTGTCCTTTAACAATAGACTCAATGTAATAATCCCAGCAAATCTGCTCTCTAGGGTCACTCGTCACTCCGTTTGCTCCATTAGGATTAGCATTCATTGTATTTTCTTATTAAAGTCTTTGCTTGGTAAAAGTTTATATCTAAATTATACAACATTGAGAGATTATTTGCCATTTCGTCAAGAGCTTCGCTGTAACCTTTCTCTGGTATTCGTTCTTTGAGCCAAAGGTATTGGGTATGATAGGCTTCTAGTTCTTGGGATTTTCTAAAGTTTTGATCAAGGATGTATTTTGTCCACCAGATGTCGGGGGAGGAGTATTCGGCTTGTTGTTTGCTATGGACTTCTTCGTGGATTTGAATATCTACTGGAATATCGTGCTTGTAAGGGTTGTAAATCTTGTTTCCGTAACAAAAAACTGGCTTATACTTTTCTACATCAAAGTATTGTTTTATTTCGCTGAAGTTGGGTGGTGGTTGGTTAATGATTTCCATTCTTTTGTGCGTTGAATTACTTTTTTAGCCGGTAGATTTTCTTTTAATACTGACTCCCAACATTTAAGGCAGATATATTCTTTGCCGGCGAGGTAGATTTGACCCACTTCCTGTTTACATTTTGAGCATTTATAGTTCATTTGCCTATCCATTTATCTCCTTTTCTAAACTATTGATAATGGCATTATACCATATTTTGTCGGTTTTGATAATCTTGTGACGAGTTTTTTCTATGTAGTTGAGCCATTTTTTGCCCCTCTTGCGGATTAAAGCGTCAATAATGTCATAAGTCCCTTTAGAGAAACCGAACTTGTTGTGAAATTTGGTGTGGCACGACTGACAGACTGGCACGAGATTTTTAAAGTCGTAACGGAGTATATTTGACTTTGACTTTTCAATAAAGTGGTGAGCACACGAAACTGGTTGACCGCACATTTCGCAGTGGGGAAAGAGTTTGGTAAAAACTTGCTGGAGGAGGCGATCAGCTTTCATTTGGAGTTGACCATTTTCCGTCTTAGAGTGTTTTCTCATTAGTATATTATAGCACAAAACTCAACTAAAAGCTAAACTGGTTTGTTTGTCATACTCTTATTTAAGTAATTTTAAAAGGTCGTCAGTACTCTGCTATTGGCGACCTTTTATATATTCACTCTTTTGATTTCAGTGCTGCCCTCCCCGATCATAAAGTGAGCGATTTGCTTACCCATAAAGAGTATGCGGATATGCTTCGCAAATGAAAAGTCCGAGTATATTTCAATGTCTATTTTTTTTGAGATCCAGTTTTTCATACGCCTTGTTCTCTAAATTTTAGTTAATAATATCTTCCTTCTATTTCTTGTATAATATCTTCAGCTTCTTCTATGGACATTTTTGAAGTATCAATAGAAGATAGTAGTTTTTGTTTTATTTCCTTAAAGTGAAGTTCTGTTTTAATATTACTTACTTCATAAGCGTGTCTTGAAGAACAAAAACATCTGTTTCCTATAGAATTTCTTGTATCTCCTTCTTTAAGTTGAATACAATTTTCACAAGAATCTCTATCTAAAATGATATTGTTATCTTTTACCCAGTCATCTTCTAATTTTTCTCTTGTTTTTGCTAAAGCTATTAGTTCTTCTCTTGTTTTTTCTTCTTTCATAATTGTTTCTATCATAGTTGGTTGTTAATTGGTTGTTAATTAAAAAGCGTTTATCTTCCACCTGAAAACCTAATAGGTTATTGGTGTGGGTTAGTTGCTCCAAAATGAATGTTCATCTGGCCGACTATCGAAGATTTTTTTAGCCGCTTCAAATCCACCAGTTCTTGCCGCCTCGACCATTTCTCGTTCGTAGTTACCATAAAGAATATAAAACTTTCCGTCTTTGACTAACGCAGTTTCATCTTCTTTTCTATTAGGCTCGCCTTCCATTGATAAATTACAGAAGGGGTTATAGCTAATATAAAAGCCATCAAACACGGTGATGCTGTTTCTTGTATTTTCTAATTTTTCTATTGTTTCTATCATAGATTGTCAATTAGTTGTTAATTAAAAACGTTATGTTGTTGAAATTCTATTAACTCTTTAATGACTGCTCTATACAAGAAACTAGGCATCCATTTGGGTTTTTGTTTTACTACTAGCCAAAAATTATCATCAATTTTCTTTGCGTGATTTTCTGCCATTTGCCTTCTATATTTTTCAATTATTGTTTCTTCTTCCATATTTTTAATTCTTATAGATTAGTTGATAAAGTTATTTTGTTTATAAATTCCCTTGACAACTATTCTAGTTTAATTGTTTGTGTTTGCGAGTTTATATTATCTTCTGTTAATTCTTTAATACCCTCTGAACTTCTAGCCATAAAAGCATCTAATGTGCTTAATGCCATCGCTAGGTTTTTATAACACATTATCCAATAAGGATTATTTACTTCTTCCGACTTTTTTAATGCCTCTGATTCCAACTTCCAAAGTTTTTCTCTTGTATCTAATTGTTCCATATATTTCCGCCTGTTTATTGAGTGTGCGACCTCTTAATTTTTAATGTTCTTACCTATCGTGATGGATAGGGGGAGGTTAATTAGTTAATATCAAACCCTTTTTCTTTTAATGAAATCCAAGCATTTACTTCTTCAAGTGTTCCCTTAAATAAATAATCTCCTTCTGGGTCATCCTTACGATAAACAGCCCATTCATTATCTTGCCAAAATCTAATGTCATATTTTTCATTCATATTTTTATAATTACTTTGCTAATAGGAAACGCCCACCTTTCTGTTGAAGGGCGGGCGGACGTTTCCGTATTAAATTACCCTTCAACACTTCTATTTTATACCCCTTTTTATTTTTGGTCAACTGTGGATAACGGGCTTTGTCTGAATTGAACAGACTCTTTGTGTTCCCCTCAGACGCAAAGACCATTTAAGCCCAGAGCCAGCGACAGGAACGCTGGCGAAAATCGGAGCTGGTTACGCCAGCCACGTCTGACTTTTAATGTCGTTCAGCAGGACAGATTAAGGCGGTGGTAGGGTTCGCACCTACGCTAGCAACCGCCATAGTTAGCCCGATTTTTAACCTTGTCGGGCTATCAAGGGTTAAAGGAGAGAGGAAGCTATTTCAACATCAACCTCCCATTTGACACGGCAAAATTCTGCAAAGCCGTATTTGGCGATGAACTCGTTTTGCAAGATGATGAGGGCAGTTTGGTCTTGCGGCTCACCATCTACAAAACGTCTGCTCCACTTGTAGAGCTTGTCACGGAGGAACATTTCGTCTGCGTTCATATCTTCCCCTTTCGCTGTTGTTTGCGAGCCTTCTTCTTGACACAAACTGGATACATCTCCTCGTCCCAAACCTTCAGGTTCAGGCGTTTGGCCACGATGTTTTCAATCGTTGCCCCTGGTGAGTTCTCCCAGCCTCGCAGTCGGTAAACCGCTTGGCAGGTAGACAGCAGGCGGATGT